CTCGCGCACGACGTCGGGCGGTATCAATACTGATCTCATACTTCAGCCGATCAGCCGGGCTGAGTACGCGGCGCTGCCGAACAAGGCTCAACAGGGCGCGCGCCCGACGCAGTATTATTTCCAGCGCACGATCACGCCGTCGATCTTCGTGTGGCCGGTCCCGCAGGATGCGACGGTCACGCTGTATTACTACCGCATGAAGATGCAGGAAGACGCAGGGGCCTTCACCGACAGCCTGAACGCGCCGAACCGCTGGATGGAGGCCATCGCGTCGGGCCTCGCGGCGAAACTGGCGGTGAAGTTCGCGCCCGAGCGGCAGGCGACGCTTCAGATGCTGGCTCAGAAGTCCTATGACATTGCTGCGGCGGAAGACCGCGAGCGCGTTCCGCTGCGTATCACCATCGACGGGTGGCTGTCCTGATGCAGTACGGTCACGGCGCAGGCCGAAAATTCCGGGAGTGGCCGAACTTCGACGCCAAGAGCCCGCGTGCTATGGCTATCTGCGATGGCTGCGGCTTCATGGTTCAGCACGAAACCCTTCGCGAGAAGAAAGACTATCGCGGCGGATCGGCTCCCGTTGGGCTGGGGCTCTACGTGTGCGCGTCCTGCGATGACGTTCCGCAGCCGTACTACCGTCGGCAACTCCTGCGACCTGATCCGGTGCCTGTGGATAATCCGCGCCGCGATACGCAGGACACGGCGACGAACGCTCAGACGGCAGCGGCTGATCAGGAATCAATCGACCTGAACATAGAGTATGGGCTGGCATAGACCATGGCGAACGTAAAATTCACAGACCTGCCCTCGGCTACCGCTCTGGACGGCGGGGAGATCACCGCCGTCGTTCAGGGCGGCGTGAGCGTGCAGACGACCGCCGAGGCCATCGGTTATGCCGGGAAGTCGTACGGATCGTTCTGCGACGTCACTGACCAGTCTGGAAATGTCAGCACGCCGACGGCTGTGAAGTTCGGCACGAACATCATCAACACGGCGGGCGTCACGGTCGTAACGGACGGATCGAACCTCACGCGCATCACATTGGCTGACGCCGGGACGTATGTGCTTTCGTACAGCCTTCAGTTTGCGAATTCCGACGCCTCAGACCATGACGTCTCGGTATGGCTCCGACTGAGCGGCACAGACATCACCAACACCGCCCGCAAGCAAACCGTTCCCAAAACCGGCGACGGTGGCGTCCACACAGCGCAGACCACCTACACTGTGGTCGCTACGGCGGGGCAGTATGTTCAGGCCATGTGGCTTCCAGAGAACACCGCCGTAACGCTTGACCATACAGCCGCCGTCGTTGGCCCTCCGGCGGTCCCGGCCATTCCGTCATCGTATGTCGTGATTGAGCGTGTCGCATGATCGAGGAACTGATCAGCCGCGTTTTCTTCACGCGCAACGTCGCCCACTGGAATCACTGGCGCGCGACAGGCGCGGGTAGTTACGCCCGCCATCAGGCGCTCGGCGAGTTCTATGACGCGGTGATCGACGCGCTGGATACGCTGGTTGAGGCATACCAGGGCGCATACGAATTGATCGGCGGCATCCCTGCCCCGAGCATCAAAGAGACCGACATCCTCAAGATGCTGGAGGCGGACTGCCAATGGATCGAGCAGAACCACGAGACGATCTGCAAGGGCAATCGGGCGGTCGCCAATCTCATCGACGGATTAAGCGAGGTCTACCTCTCGGCTATCTACAAGCTGAGAAACCTAAAGTGACCCAACCGACCCACGCCGAACTCAAGGACGACATCAAGAAGGTGTACGTCGAGCTTGGCGCGACGTCTCAGCAGATCGAGAACCTTGAGGTTCGTGCCAGTGGACACGACGACAGGTTGCAGGTTATTCAGGCGCAAGTCGATCACAACGCCAGGATGTCGGAGGCGGTCTTGCACGCACTGAATGAAATGCGCGAGGATATAGCCGCCATCAAGGATAAGGTTTTCGCGTGGGAGATGTTCAAGGCCCGCGTGATCTGGGTGACGTCCACCATCGCGGGGGCCTTCAGTGTCGCCGCCGCGTTCCTGTGGTGGCTGGTGGGCGACAAGGTGGCGCATTTCTTTAAGGGGGCTCCGCCGTCGCCATGAGGCCCACACCACAGCAAGCCTTCGAAATCATCAAAGAGTTCGAGGGCCTTAAACTCACGGGCTATAACTGCCCGGCTGGCATCGCGACTGCCGGATGGGGGCACACCGGGCCTGATGTCAAGGTCGGGATGAAATACACGCGCGCCCGTGCGGAGGCGTGGCTGCGGGCTGACATCGCGCACGCCGCCAAACGGCTATCGGGCGTGGTCAAGGCCGACGTACTGGCAGACCTCTCGGATAGCCAATACGCGGCGCTCCTTTCGTTCGTGTTCAATCTGGGCGCGGGAGCGAAGTGGGCGATCTGGAAGCGGATCAATGCGCGTCAGTTCGACGCCGTGCCCGCGCAACTGATGCGCTTCGTTAATGCTGGAGGCAAGCGCCTTCCGGGCCTTGTTCGCCGTCGCGCCGCTGAAGCCGCGCTGTGGGAGCAGGTTGATGACGAGCCCGAGGTTCCGCCGTCCACGACGCTGCGTATGATCGGCATGACTCCGCCAACACCTGTCATCGAGAAGCCATTGACTGTCTCTAAGACGATGTGGACTGGCGCGGGCGTCGCGGCATCTGGCGTGGTTGCGGGGGCACAGCAGGTTCAGGCGTTGGTTGCGCCGCAGATGCAGTATCACGAACACCTTCAGACCCTAGCGGCCATTGTGGCGGGGCTGATCGTAGCTGGCGGCATCGCCGTCATGATCTTCAAATGGCTTGAGCAGAGGGAAAAGCGGCTATGACTGTATTCCTAGCGACGCCTACGGGTTCGCGCATCCCCTACGTGCTGTAGTGGCTGCAAAGCAATTAACCATCGAAGAAGCTGAGCGCACGGTCGCGGTCTATAACGAGTGCGTCGCCGAAGGTTACGGCACCGGAGTCAACAGGGGTGGGCGGAGGAACTTTTCAGCGCGCGCTGAAACTGCCCGCCGGATGTGCCTCGATCTCAACACCACGACGCACCGGCTTAACGTCGCGGTCAATCGCTACGGTTTGAAGCTGGACGAATATGTCAAGCCAGACTTTACATTTGACGACCTTCCGCACGACGGCGAGCAGACCGCCGAGGAACTGATCGCGGCGCTGACAGAGCGTCATGCAAAGCGGAAGGCCCACCACGATGCGGCCAAACTGCGTCAGGTGCAGGTCAATATCGACGGCCCAATCATGCTTGCCTTCTTCGGCGATCCGCACGTCGATGACCCCGGCTGCGCTTGGGGCGATCTCGACCGCGACGTCCGCCTGTGCCGCGACACCGAGGGTGTCCTAGCTGTGGATGTGGGCGACGACAGCAACAACTGGGTCGGTCGCCTTGCGAAGTTATACGCCCATCAGGAGATTACCGCCAAGCAGTCGCTGAAGCTGATCGAGTGGCTGATGGGCTCGCTTCCGTGGCTCCTGCGGATCAAGGGAAATCACGATAGCTGGCACACCGAGAAGGGCGATGTCTCGGATTACATTCACCGCCTGTTTGGTCAAATCGGCGGTCTGGAGGAAAGCGGAGCGCGGCTTGAACTGAACCTGCCCAGCGGGGCTGCGTTCCGGCTGCACGTCCGCCACGACTTTCCCGGCGGCTCGCAGTTCAACCCAGCCCACGCTCTGGTGCGAGAAACCCTGTTCGGCCACCGCGACCACATCTTGGCTTGCGGACACCGGCACACAACCGGGTACATCCCGATCTGGCACAATGACCCGAAGCGGCTCTGCCACGGTTTCCGGGTAGGCGCTTACAAAGACATGGATCACTACGCCAAGGAGAAGGGCTTCCAAGACGGCAATTGGGCTCGCTCGCTGGCGGCGGTCATTGATCCTGACCACATCGGCGACCCGGTTCGCTACATCAAGCCGTTCTTTTCTTTGGAAGACGCCACCGAATATCTGGCATGGCGGCGTGGCAAGTGGTCGGTCGGCAAGACGGCCTCATGAACATCGCGCATAACCTATGACCTTCTCGGAGCCCGGAGATGTACGGTTCAGAATGGCTGGTCCTGATCATCGGGTTCCTGGTCGGCTTGCTGGTCGCGGTGAAGGTTGTCGCGTTCGTTCTGATCGTCGCGTATAAGGCTTTCGTGTCGAAACTGTTGGGCAAGTCGCGCTGACATGCAGGTCCCCTCTGTCGCCTACGTCGCTGCCGGGTGTGTCGTTGCTGGCGTTCTCGGCGGCTGGACTGTCCGTGACTGGAAAGCCGACGCGGATGCGCTTGCTGCTGTTCGCAAGACCGAGCGTATTCAGGCTCAGATGCAGGCGAAGATCGACGCCAAGGCCACGGAATTCGAGGCGTTCCGGGCCACCATTGAGCCTGCCCGCGTCGAGAGCCGCAATACGATCAGGGAGATTTTCAGAGATGTTCCAGTCCGCGCTGATTGCGCTCCTCCTGCCGGTGCTGTCAGCCTGCTCGACGGCCTCGTTGCTCGCGCAAACTCCGTCGCTTCAGGCCAATCTGGCGTCACCATGTCCGCCCCTGTCGAAGACACCGACGCCGTTCGTTGATCCACCGCGATCCGAGTGGGAGGCCGAATTGATCATCGCCTATGCCGAGTGCGCCGCGAAACATTCGGCGACAGTGAAGGCGTGGCCTAAGTCAAGCAAATAGGATAGGTTCCCTCTATGCCTACGGCGATGACATACACGGGACTGCTTAGCGATCTCAGGAGATATCTTGAGCGCGGCAATCTGTCTGACCCTACGGTCTATGATCAACTGCCGACCCTGGTCAATCTGGCTGAGCGCAGGCTTGCGCGAGAACTGAAGATTCAGGGCACCGTCACGGTGCTGGCCTCGACCTTCGTTCAGGGTGAACCTCGCATCGCCAAGCCAGAC